TAACAGTGCAGCTTATGATGGTGCAATTATAAATAGCGGTGGAGATATAGGAATATATACTCAAACTGATGGTTCTAATGCAAGATTAACGGTTAAAAACTCCGGCAACGTCGGGATTGGGACCACGAATCCGGGGGCACTTTTACACTTATTAGGTGCAAGCGGTTTAAATACTTCTGTGAATATAGATGGTGGTTTTGGTGGATACGCTGGAATATTAAATATGAGATTAACATCAGGGGGGAGCGGAAATGATGTAATAGGTAAAATAGGTTTTTATAATAATGATGGGGTTAGTTATACTGAATCGTTGTCAATTACGGGGTATCAATCTGCAAGTAATTATGATGGCTACATGATTTTTAAGACAAGGGGGAGTGGAGGATATACGGAAAAGTTAAGAATACAAGCAAATGGCAATGTCGGAATCAACACAACCACCCCTACTCAAAAACTTCATGTCGCTGGTGGTGCGCAATTTGATTTGTTATCATACGGTGTTACTCCTGGTGATTCTCAGACATTAGCTTTATCAACTGTTGAATATGTTAAATCTAAGGTTGGTGGAGCTGGAGGTATTGCGGCGGGAACAACTGGCCAAACTCTAAGACATGACGGAACGGGTTGGATTGCAAATTCACTCCTATTTAATAATGGAACTAATGTTGGGATTGGGACGGCGGCGCCCGGAAATAAGCTTTCGGTAAGTGGTGCTGATGAAGCGGCAGTCCCAGTGTTAGGAACAAATAGCGGCAAACTTTCTATTACAAACAGCAATTTATATGGTTTATTATCGGGAGTACTTAATAATGGGAATGCTTATTTTCAGGTACAACGTATTGATGCTACGCCGACGGCTTATAATTTGCTCCTTCAACCAAGTGGCGGTAATGTCGGGGTTGGGACGGCTTATCCGGCAATGAAATTAGAAGCCGCTGGAACCTCAGGTTTACCGGCCACAACGGGAACTACTCAAAGTGGGGCATTAAGAGTTGGCTATGCGGGGAATGTAAAACTTGATATGGGAACATACGGTACTAGTGCAACAGGATGGTTGCAAGTTACCAATGCCTCAGATTTATCTTTAGAGTATCCTTTATTATTAAATCCAAATGGTGGCAACGTCGGGGTGGGGACGACTAATCCTAGATCTAAAATGGAAATTGGTAACGGAGGAACTGGTGGCGCCGGTATTGGAGCAATTGGTGAACAGTTAATCCTGTATGGTAACCAACCAAGTATTTTATTTGATGATACTAGTGCAACCGGAAATGATCGTTTCTTGCATATTAATGAAGGGGTATTATCAATAGGCCGTAGTACAACAACGACCTGGGTAGCTACTGATTTTGTGATTGACTCCTTCGGCAACGTCGGTATCAACACCACTACTCCAACTCAAAAACTTCATGTCGCTGGTGGTGCACAATTTGATTTGTTATCCTACGGCGTCACTCCAGGCTTCAGTCAAACCTTAGCTTTAGCAACGGTAGAATTCGTAAAATCGTCTTTAGTAGATGGTACCGGCCCTTGGCAAAGAACTGCGCCTTATATTTATCCGAGCACTTTAACGGACAATATCGGAATTGGAGTAACCAATCCAAGCCAGTTATTAGAAATATCTAAATCAGCCTCTGGTGCAGTTGGTCCAGTTCTTAATTTAACCAATCCAATTTCAGCAACTAGTAGTGCGGTTGAAATGCGTTTTGCTCCATCTAGCTCTTTTGGTGTAAGATACGCTTCTATTCAAGGTATAAATAGGGATGGACAAAATAATATTGAACTTGCATTTTTAACTGGGGCTGGTGCTGCTATTACTGAAAAAATGAGAATAAATAGCGGTGGTTATGTCGGGATTGGGACAACGGCACCAGGCAAAACTCTTGATATAGCAGTTGCTCCCAATGCTAGTAATGGTATTTTGGTAAGAGATAATAATGATGCAACAAAATCTATATTAATTACGAGTTCACAAGGAGTTACTGCCTTCCCGTACATTGGTACAAATGGTAATAGGCGTCTTGATTTTGGTACAAATACTGCACGACAAATGACAATAGATACAACCGGCAACGTCGGGGTAGGAACAACTAATCCAGTATCTAAACTACATATTCTTGGCACTGGGGCTGGTGATAGCACTTGGAATCAGGGAATCTTAATTGAAAACAATAACGTAACGACTGGTGAATCAGCATTGTCTTTCAAGAATGCTGCGATGGCTAGTAATTATTGGTTTACTGGTTTGAATCAGGGCGATGGTTATAGCATTGCTTATGGTACCAGTTTTATTGATGCCAATACTAAATTTAGAATTGCTTCTAACGGCAACGTCGGGATCAACACAACTACCCCTACTCAAAAACTTCATGTTGCTGGTGGCGCACAATTTGACTTATTATCATACGGCGTTACTCCTGGTGATTCTCAGACATTAGCTTTATCAACTGTTGAATATGTTAAATCTAAAGTTGGTGGTTCGGCTGGTGTTGGGGCCGGAACAACTGGCCAAACTCTAAGACATAATGGAACCGGTTGGATTGCAGATTCTACAATATATAATAACGGAACGAACGTTGGGATTGGGACGACGAACCCGGTCTATAAAATTGATATGAATGATGGGCAAAACGGTATTCAGTCAATCAATGCTGGAATGTATAATGGGAGTGGGACAACAGGAGGAGGCTTACTGTGGAAATCTAACAATACTACATATACAAAAATTTCAGCAGCAATACGCCAAGTAGGTGAAGGAACTTATTTTAGGTCAGGCATAGCTTTTTTTACCGGGAATAATAGTGATCTTATAACCGATGCTACGGAAAGAATGAGAATAAATATGGATGGCAACGTCGGAATTGGAACGACAACGCCAACTAGGTTATTGACAGTAAATGGTACTGGTGCAAATCAAGGATTTCAAATTACTTCATTACTTGGAACACGAATTAATTACATTGGTGGGCGCGGGAGTGCTGGTGCTGAAGCCGAAAAAGGATATTTTGAATTAAGAGATAACGCTACACCGAAAGTTATATTGGACACAAATGGAAATAGTTATTTTAATGGCGGCAATGTTGGGGTTGGAATTGCTAATCCAGTAAATAAGCTTAGTGTTGAATCAACAACTAGACCGCAATTGAGAGTCGCCTATGATTCTCTTAGATATGCGGAATTAGGAGATACAAGTTTATTGGCCACTTATGGAGGAAATAATAATAGTTTTTCGATTGGTACAGTTTCAGCTGCTGCAGGAGCGGGGCATTTAATATTTAAAACTCAAAATTTAGAAGCAATGAGGATAGATCATCTTGGTAATATTGGGATCAACACAACAACCCCTACTCAAAAACTTCATGTCGCTGGTGGAGGCCAATTTGATTTATTATCATATGGCGTTACTCCCGGTGATTCCCAAACTCTAGCCTTATCAACTGTTGAATATGTTAAATCTAAAGTTGGTGGTTCGGCTGGTGTTGGGTCCGGAACAAGTGGCCAAACTTTAAGACATAATGGAACTGGTTGGATTGCTAATTCTACAATATATAATAACGGAACGAACGTTGGCATTGGAACGACTAATCCGACTTACAAATTAGACATTCAAGATGCTGCTTTAAGAATTGGTGAAACCTATGAAAATACCGGGTTAAGAACTATAAATACCTTAAAAACTGGAGAGTTTGTGGTTCCGTCTTATGCTAATGGAAAAGATGTTGTAGTTTTTAGAATGGTAACAAATAATACGGCGAATACACTTTCTTTTGGTGGAGGAACAAGTGTTTATGATTCTCCGACTGCAGTTAATTTTTATACTGGCGCAACTCCAACAACCACTGGTACAGAAAAAATGAGAATTGATGCTTCAGGCAACGTCGGGATTGGAACGACGAATCCGGGTAGTTTATTACAAATATCCAATGGAAATCATTATGATACTCCGGCGGTTGCTTTAAGTATTCAAAATGGGGATACAAGTATCAGAATGGCAAGTACTATTGCAATGGATTTTATGACCACCAATGCTATCCCGAGAGCTCGTATCTTATCAGGCGGAGAAATACAATCTGACTTTAGAAGCAGTTATTTATCTTTTTATACGAACGATAGCTCGGGTTCTTTACTAGAGAGAATGAGAATAAATAGTCTCGGCAACGTCGGAATTGGGACGACAACGCCAACAAGTAATCTTTATGTCGTTGGTTCAACAAATAATGTGCCGGTAGTAACAATTAACCATACCGGAAGTAATCCAAAAGGACTGTTTGTTTTAGGAGGGCATGATTCTGGAGATTATAGCGCTAATTTTGCAAATCAAAGTGGAACAAGTTTAATGTATATAAGGGGTGATGGTAGGATTGGAATTGGTACAACCAATCCATCTCAAAAACTTCATGTCGCTGGAACGGCGATATTTGATGGCCTCGCTGAAGGAATAACTCCTGGGTCAAGCCAAACTTTTGCTCTTACAACCGTTGAGTATGTTAATACAAAAGTTGGTGGTTCCGCTGGTGTAGGAACTGGAACAAGTGGCCAAACTCTAAGACATAACGGAACTGGTTGGGCTGCTGATTCAACCATATATAATAATGGTACTAATGTTGGAATTGGTACAGCTAATCCATTAGATAAATTAGAAATAAATGGCGACGTAGGAATCATGAATTCAAGTAAGCTTAGTTTTGGTTCACAATTAATTAATCCTCCTTATATTAAAGCCGTTTGGACCGATAATAATAACACTGGTTTAGAATTTCATACTTTTGCTGCGTCTGTAGACGTTCCTGCTTTAACATTAAGTCGATCTACTGGCTATGTTGGAGTCGGAACGACTAATCCGGGCGCAAAATTGGAAGTTTATTCTAACGCTAGTAGTACGGTAAAAATTGGTCAATGGGTTGATAATTCTTTGTATGGTGCTATTAGTTTGAATGGGAACATGTCGTCTGGCGCGAATTTTTTAAGTTCTATCGCTAATCAGAATTTATTTATAAATAGGCCGACCGGAATGGGTATTTATTTCAGGGAAAATGGTAACACGGACCAGATGGTGATAAGAACTGGCGGAAACGTCGGTATCAACACCACTACTCCATCACAAAAACTTCATGTCGCTGGCGGGATACAACTTGATGCAATATCATTTGGCGTAACTCCGGGCGCTAGTCAAACTTTAGCTCTATCAACAGTTGAATATGTTAATGCGAAAGTTGGTGGAAGCGGAGGAATCGGTGGTGGAACAACTGGTCAAACTCTAAGACATAATGGAACCAGTTGGATTGCAAATTCACTCTTATACAATAATGGAACAAATATTGGAATCGGAACAACAACCCCGCTTTATAAAGCAGAAATCAGCGGATCATTCAAAGCTAGTGCTAGTTCAAGCTCTATTATTTTAGATTCTGATGGAGATATTTTGATTGGAATATGATGATAAAAAGAATCAACAAAAAAATAATTTTTATCGCTGTTTCAATAATTTTTTTAACAGCTAGTCTTTCCTATGCTGCGTATGTTGCGTATGCGGCGGGAATTGTATTTTTTGGTGGAAATTCTAATACTCTGGTTGTGCAAACATTTACTACAGTCGGAACGCAAATTTGGACAGTTCCGGAAGGAGTTATTTCAGTTGAATTATTAGTTGTTGCGGGTGGTGGCGGCGGCGCTACTTCACAAACTTCATCGGGCGGCGGTGGTGGTGGCGGCGCAGGCGGTTTAAGATATCTTTCATCTTTTGCCGTTACGGCTGGTTCAGATATTTCTGTTGCCGTTGGAGCGGGTGGAGCGCCTGGAACAACTGGTTTAAATCAAAATGGAAGTAATGGGTCTAATTCTTCGTTTGATTCCGTTACGGCAATCGGCGGCGGTGGTGGTGGTCGCACTGGTGTAAATGGTCTTGCTGGTGGTTCGGGAGGCGGCGGCGGATACAACGGATATTCGGTTGTTAAATCAGGCGGGAGTGCAACTTCCGGTCAAGGAAATGCTGGTGGAAATACTTCTTTACTTTCTTGGGCAGGGGGTGCAGGCGGTGGTGGTGCAGGCGGAGTTGGTGGAGATAATAAAATAAATCATGCTGGTGGAGATAGGGGGCCGGGACTTTCATATTCAATTACTGGGTCTCCCGTAACTTATGCGATTGGCGGAGGTGGCGGTGCAAATTCTCCGGCTGCTAGTCCGGCAAATACAGGAAAAGGTGGCGATGCGGCTTATGCGGCCGGCGTTGCTTATGCCGGCGGCTCGGGAGTTGTTATTGTTAGATATAGGGTATCACAAAAAGCACAAACATCATCAATTCAATCGGGATTAATTGGTTATTGGCCGCTTGATGGGAATAATTATAATGCGGCCACAAATGTTGTAACTGATAAAACACCTTACGGGCATAATGGAACAAACGTCGGAGCGACTTTAACAAGCGATAGGATGGGACAAAGTAATGGCGCGATGAGTTTTAATGGGCTAGATAGTCGAATAAGTATAAGCTATACAAATCCGGTTAAACAAACTTCCGTTGTTGCTTGGTTCAAAAGAAGCGGTGTACCGGCAGGAAATTATCATATTATTACTGGCGGATCAAATATAGAAATTTCAACTAATGAGCCTGGCGGGTTTATCCGTACGGGAGTTACGACTAATACTTTAGGACGCCAAGTTTTTAATAGCGGCTCTGGGTTAATTGACGGTAATTGGCATCAAGTTGCCTTTACTTACGATGGTATTAATATTAGATCTTTCATTGATGGAAATATTACGGCAACCAATCCGGCGTCTGGTGATTTAGTCGGAACGGCAACGGAAATCGGTCGTTATTTAAGTAATAGTTATGTTGCTAACGGTTCAATTTCCGATGTTCGTATTTATAATCGAGCATTATCACCGGATGAAATAACTACTCTTTATAATTCCTATAAACCGAAAATAGTTTCTGATTCTTTGCAAAGTGGTTTGGTTTTAGATATGCCCTTAACATCTTCCTGGACTAAGAGTGAAGTCGCCGGTTCACAGATAATGACTGATAAAACGCCATATTCTCGTGATGGCCAAAATTATGGAGGAGCGGTAGGAAATGCTTCAACGAGTTTTGACGGAGCTAGTGATTATGTTCAACTTAGTTCTCCAGTTAGAGCAACTACACTTTCTTTATGGGCGAATTTTAATAATTTAACAGCCGTTCAATATTTTATTGGTAGCTCAAATACGCGCGGGATTAGGTATGATGGTTCACAATTTTTAGTTTATGCTGATTCCGGATATTCTTTAGTTTCTTGGACAAAACAAAATAGAATGGTTCATTTTGTTATTTCAAGGGTTGGAGCTACTAACGATTATGATTTATATATAGACGGAGAAAAAATTGGAACGGCTAATTCGGGAACAGTGGCTTTTTCAGATTTGGATCTTATTTATATTGGAAAAAGAAACGATGGTTATTTTTTCAACGGTCCGATTTCTAATGTAAAAATTTATAATCGCAGCCTTTCCGCCGTTGAAATAAAAGCGCTTTATGATAAAGGACAATAGAGAAAAATAAAAAATATTTAAATTAATTTGTGTGGTATAATAAAAGAAAATAAAAGAGAACATGAGGCATAGTAATTACAAAATAATATTGTTGATAATTGTTAGCTCCTTGCTATCTTTTTCGGCTGTGCAAGCGAAGAATTTTACTATTTATAACGCGACTAATATTAATCAGCCATACTTTTCCATTAACGGAACTAGTGGAAATATTGGCATTGGAATAACCAACCCGACCTCTCCTTTGCAGATGCTAAATAACAAATGGATTTCTGCGCAAAATAATGCTGGAACCGGAGTAGTAAACATGTTTAAAGTTAATGCTAATGATCAAATAGAAGTTGGAGCACCGCTTAATATTGGAAGCTTTGAATTTAGTCCGGATTCCGGGTTCGTAACTTTCGCCGATATGCCGGTTACTGCGATTCCAACAGCCGGAACTTTAGAGGGTTATACTTTCAAAGTTGATGGTGATAATATCATGTCAATTTATTCGGAAGCAAATGGTTCGGGTGGAGTACAAAATAAGAGAGTTGGGATTGGGACGACGGCGCCGGGAGTAAAATTTGTAGTTGCTGATGATACCTCGTTAGCTGGAGATAATGGGCAAATAAGAATACAGGGATTAACAAATAGTGCAAGAAAATTGTATTTTGGTGTTGATACTTCAGCGGCAACTTCCTATAGCTATATTCAATCTACAGAGTCACTTGTAAATGTAAGAGCTTTGTCTCTGCAACCATCTGGCGGCAACGTCGGAATTGGTACAACCACTCCTACTCAAAAACTTCACGTTACTGGTGGAGGTCAATTTGATTTATTATCATACGGCGTTACTCCTGGTGATTCTCAAACTCTAGCTCTATCAACCGTTGAATATGTTAAATCTAAAGTCGGCGGAGCTGGAGGTGTTGGAACCGGAACATCGGGTCAAACTTTAAGACATAACGGAACGAGTTGGATTGCTAATTCACTTTTCTATAATAACGGAACAAATATTGGGGTGGGAACGACAAATCCAGGAACTAAGTTAGACGTTAGCGGTAATCTAAGATTTTCTGCAAGTTGGCCTGAAATCGAGTTTAATAATGGAGGAGCCAGAATTGGAAATGCTAACACCGCTAATACTCTCGCTTTCTATACTGGCGGTGGTTTTGCTACTACAACGCTAGAAAGAATGAGGATTACATCTACAGGCAATGTTGGAATTGGGATGACTAATCCTAACAAATCTCTTGAGGTGTATACAGCGGCCTCTTCTGGGGCACAGTTAAGACTTTCGAGCGGAAATACTAATTTGGGGCTTGAGTTTGTGCAAACAGGGGGCGCAGGGCAAAATAATTTTCGGATTGGAGTAGATAATGAGGTTGCCAACGCGCTTACTTTTACTCCTTCTACGGCCGTAAACGGTACAACATTCACTACGCCCGTCATGACGGTATTGGCAGGCGGCAACGTTGGCATCGGGACGACTAATCCGGGTAGTTTTTATGTCGGTGCTAATAACTTAGTAGTTGGTTCTGGAAGTGGAGAAGAAGGAATTACAATATATGGTGGAAATAGTAGTACTTCTTATTTATTGTTTGCAGATGGAATTTCTGGGGCAGAAACATATGCTGGCCAATTAAATTATAATCACACTACAAATTCTATAGGTTTCTATACAAATGGTATTACTACTGCAAAAATGTTAATAAATAGTACCGGCAACGTCGGAGTTGGCACAACCAATCCTTCTCGTCTTCTCCATGTTGCTGGAACAGGAATATTCGATGGCCTTGCTGAGGGGATTACTCCAGGAACAAGTCAAACCTTTGCTCTTACAACTGTTGAGTATGTTAATAACAAAGTTGGTGGAAGTGGTGGTATTGGGACGGGAACAACTGGCCAAACCCTAAGACATAATGGAACGAGTTGGATTGCTAATTCACTTTTCTATAATAACGGAACAAATATCGGAATTGGAACAACTAATCCGGGAGCGCCATTGACTTTAGGTAATATTGTTAATACTTCGCCTTCATCAACAAAATTATGGATAGCTGGAACAGGATCTGCCGCATCTAGAGCAAGAATAAGCTTGGGAATAGATACAAATGCCGATGCAGGGGCATATATTTATTCAACTTATTATAATACTGCTGAACCAGGGATGGAATTAGGTACTCGCTGGGATACTGATGTAAGCGCTGTAACAATAAGAAGAAGTGGTAACGTTGGCATCGGAACCACTGCTCCGGGAGCGAAACTGGATATTGTTGGCCCTACGACATCTCTAGGTCTTAACATAAGGAGCACGACTGGACAAATTCAATTTTATCCATATACTTCAACTGCTAATTATATTGAAAGTGTTGATGGGACGGGGACCTCGTCAAGACTTCTTTATTTTACAGGGTATAGCGGCACTTCAGGAACTTTTGCTTTTAATGGCAACGTTGGAATTGGAATAACAAATCCTTCTTACAAGTTAGATGTTAGTGGTAATGCAAATTTCACTGGTAATGTTTTAGTTCCCTCTGGTCAATATGGGTTGTCAGTTAATAGTGTTTCTGGTATTTATCTATTTTCAAATGAAATTAATACAAAAAGTGGTCCATTATATTTAGCATATAGAGATTCAACTGGGGTTAATATGTTGAATGGCAAAGTTGTTGTTAATGCTGCTGGCAATCTTGGAATCGGAGCAACTGCCCCCTCTCGTCTTCTTCATGTCGCTGGAACAGGAATATTCGATGGCCTTGCTGAAGGAATTACCCCAGGGACAAGCCAAACCTTCGCCCTTACAACCGTTGAGTATGTTAATACAAAAGTTGGTGGAAGCGGTGGTATTGGAACGGGAACATCTGGCCAAACTCTAAGACATAACGGAACGAGTTGGATTGCAAATTCACTTTTCTATAATAACGGAACAAATATTGGGGTGGGAACGACAAATCCAGGGGCGAAGTTCGAAGTAGATGGTCCTGATAGTGGGCGTGGTCAAATTAGATTACGTGGGACACTTGATCAAACAAGTTATTGGGATATTGGTAGAGAGTCTGCCAGTACAGGTGATTTTATCTTTGAAAATGTTCGTTCTGGTGGTGTACTAAATAGAAGATTAACGATTCAAGAAAGCACTGGCAACGTCGGGATTGGTACGGCTAACCCTACTTCCGGCAAATTACAAATCGGACCAGGTGGGTCAGAAACTACACTCTCTTTTAATTTAGGGGCAATTAATACCTATTCCTCAATCCAGTCGTATAATAGCAGTTTGGTTCTTAATGCTTTAGGTAATAATGTTGGCATAAATACAACCACTCCGACTCAAAAACTTCACGTTGCTGGTGGAGCACAACTTGATGCCGTTTCATTTGGCGTAACTCCAGGCGCAACTCAAACCCTAGCTCTATCAACCGTTGAATATGTTAATGCTAAGGTTGGTGGAAGCGGAGGTATTGCGGCGGGAACAACTGGCCAAACTCTAAGACATAACGGAACGAGTTGGATTGCAAATTCACTCCTATTTAATAATGGAACTAATATCGGAATTGGAACTACAACTCCGGGGAGTGCGTTAGATGTCCAATCCGCAACTTTGCCAATTATATCTTTAGGACCTCAAACTGGAGCAATTTCAACAGAGAGCACTTTTAATATGTATAGAACAACTGGTGCGGGCGCGAGGATATTAGGAGGTTCTGTTTATACTACTCCGGGGAATGTTGGTGCTATTGGATTAAACATTGATGCCTCTTCCCAGTCTGCTTATAGTTTAATATTAAAATCAAATAGCACAGGGTATATTCTTTTGAATCCAGTGGCCGGAAATGTCGGAATTGGAGTAACAAATCCTATTTATAAATTGGATGTGACTGGTGATATTAGAACAACTGATCGATTGATTGTTGGAGACTATGCTAATAGTATTATAAATTCTGGAGAGGCTTGGTTGTTCAGAGCGGCTGATAGGACGGCCGGGACATTGACTGTTCAACTTGGTGGCGCATCAGCGACGAGTACAAAATTTGAAATAGTTGATCGTGCTTGGACAAAAGTTATTTCTTCAGTTAGCGGGGAAGCTCCTGGAGGAAGTTTAACGGTACAACCGACTGGCAATGTGACAATGATGGGTGGCAACGTCGGGATCGGGACTAGCAATCCGGCTGTAAAATTATCAATTCAAGGTATAACCGCCGATGACGCCGCCACGCCACCAGTGAACTTAGCTTTAAGAGCTAGCTATGCTTCGGGAACCTCAAGACATGGAATAGGCTTTTATGTTAACACTAGTTCTTACTTAGCTTCTGGAATTTTTGCTCCACCAGCACAATTGGCTTTTTATACAAGCGCAGACTACACAACCGTAAATGCAACAGAAAGATTACGCATCACTTCTTTGGGCAACGTTGGAATTGGTACAACCAATCCTTCTCGTCTCCTTCATGTCGCTGGAACAGGAATATTTGATGGGCTTGCTGAAGGAATTACTCCAGGAACAAGTCAAACCTTTGCTCTTACAACCGTTGAGTATGTTAATACAAAAGTTGGCGGAAGCGGTGGTATTGGAACGGGAACATCTGGCCAAACTCTAAGACATAACGGAACGAGTTGGATTGCAAATTCACTCCTATTTAATAATGGAACTAATGTTGGAATAGGAACGACGGCACCAAATTATAGCTTAGATGTTGCAAGAGACTTTAGGGTTGGTTCACAGTCTTTTTATAGCTCGACTGTAACTGTGCCTTTCCCTGGTGATAGTAATAAGCAAACTATTGAATGGAAGTTCGGTGTCTCCACATTAAATAGAAATACATTATATAAAGTTCAAATATCACTCGCGTCTGATTCAAGTACTGCAGCCGGTGCGACTTATTTGGTTAGAGACGCAGCAAATTATGTAGGTGACGCTTCAAATTGGCAAGCAACTTTGGTTTCTCGCGCTGGTGCTGGGTCTAACAATGTTCTTTTGGAAGTTGATAATACCGCTCAAGTTATAAAAATTTATCATTCTCATCCTACAACTGATTATGCCTTGCGTTACTACGTTACTGCTTATGAAACTGGCAATGGAAACACAGCCTTAGATTTTTTTGGTTCTGATTATACCTGGGTTAGGGATACCAACAAATTATATTATAATGACGGCAACGTCGGAATCGGGACGACAAACCCGGGGCAAAAACTTACTGTATCGGGGGATTTATTAACTACAGGAAAACAATATGTTGGGGCGACTTCTGTTTATTTTGATTATTCCGGAGGAGACTTGGCTTTAGCTGCAGGTGGTGCAACTAAAATGACTATTCAAGCTGGTGGCAACGTCGGAATCAATACCACTAACCCATCACAAAAACTTCATGTTGCTGGTGGAGCACAACTTGATGCTGTTTCATTCGGGGTAACTCCGGGCGCAACTCAAACTCTAGCTCTTTCAACTGTTGAATATGTTAATGCTAAGGTTGGTGGAAGTGGTGGAATTGGAACGGGAACAACTGGTCAAACTCTAAGACATAATGGAACTAGTTGGATTGCTAATTCATTACTATACAATAATGGAACGAACGTTGGAATTGGAACCACTACACCTAGTGAAAAATTAACGATTCAAGGAGATGGCGCTTCCATTAAAATTCAAACAAACGCTAGCCCAACAGATTATTATACTAAGTTAACTGCAAATTGGAACTGGAATAACCCCGTTTCCTGGATTGGTTATAGCGGTGCGCCAATTTTTAAACAGGTAGACGGTTGGTCTCGAACGGATTTATATTCAAATAATGCAATAACGATGACGTTAAATACCGGAAACGTCGGAATTGGGACGACAACCCCCGCAGTAAAATTACAAGTTTATTCTGGAGGGGCGGCTGATATTTTGATGGGAGATTCCGATCCGTCTTACGGGATTGCAATTAAAAATCATTTAACATCAGGGGGCTGGGATAGGGGGTATAAAATATTAAATGAAAACAATGTTCCTTATCTTCACTTTGCGGCTTACGGGAATGCTCAGGCCTTGAATTATGCATATATAGGAGAAAGTCTTAGTGACACATGGGTTAGATTTTATCCAACTTCAATGAATACGGTCTTTGATCAGGGTTCTGTCGGAATTGGGACAACCAATCCGGGGAGTATTCTTTCTATTTTAAAGTCTTCTACTTATAATAATGAAAATTCTGGTGGGATTGAAATAGCAACGGGCGTTGCTAATACAAACGCTAAATTAATTTTAGGGGCAGTTGCAGATTCTTATAGTTACATCCAATCAATGCAACAGGATTATAGCTGGACCTCTAGACCTCTAGTATTAATGCCAAATGGTGGCAACGTCGGCATCAATACCACTAACCCATCACAAAAACTTCATGTCGCTGGTGGAGCGCAACTCGATGCTATTTCATTTGGTGTAACTCCAGGCGCTAGTCAAACTTTAGCTCTTTCAACCGTTGAGTATGTTAATGCGAAAGTTGGTGGAAGCGGTGGTATTGGAACGGGAACAACTGGCCAAACTCTAAGACATAACGGAACCAGTTGGATTGCTAATTCACTTTTCTATAATAATGGAACTAATATCGGAATTGGAACAACTAATCCAGCTGAAAAAGTAAATATACTTGTAGGAACTACAACTGCAAATGCTGTTGCCGGTTTAAGAATAGGTGGTCCTTCTAATTATTCATCTTTAGAATTGGGCATCGCAGAAGGAGGTAGTTATGACGGAGTTGTTAGAACTTATGGTAATGATTTGAGATTATATGGTGGTCATTGGAAAACTACCGGAGCGACATCTACCGAAAGCCATTCCATTAAATTCTATACAAGCAAGGCTGGTTCAACAGACTGGAACACCGCAAAAATGACTCTTAATTATGATGGGAATGTTGGAATTGGAGTAGCTCCAGTTTATAAATTAGATGTATCAGGCGATATTCGTACAACAAATGATATGCGTTTGGACGGGAGCGATAGAGCAAGATCTATATATTTAAATTATAATTCAGGAGCTTGGCCGAATTACTCAAGTTATATTGTCCAAACAGGAGCGAGCGATGTTGCAGGAACGCAAGGACTTATTATCAATGAAAATATTGGAAATGCAGTAACAAATTATGGCATAAATTTTGCTATTGCTAGTAGTAGTAAATTATTTATTCAGCATACTGGTAATGTTGGAATCGGAACGATAAATCCTTCCCAGAAACTATCAATACAAAGCGCTAGTCAAGTTGAGTTAGCTCTGAATGAAACTAGTGTTGGTGCTGCTGCTCAAATGTACTTTTCTAACACAGCCAGGACTTGGGAAATGGGTGGAGATTCAAGCCCGGACATTTTTTATATAGGTACTCCGGCTGGTACACAAAGCATGTTTGCCATAAATCCTTCAGGCAACGTCGGAATCAATACCACCACTCCGACCCAAAAACTTCATGTCGCTGGTGGAGCTCAACTGGATTTAGTATCATACGGCGTTACTCCTGGTGATTCTCAAACTTTAGCCTTATCAACAGTTGAATATGTTAAATCTAAAGTTGGGGGAGCTGGTGGCGTTGGAACCGGGACGACTGGTCAAACTTTAAGACATAACGGAACGAGTTGGATCGCTAATTCACTCCTATACAATAACGGAACAAATATTGGGATTGGAACAACGACTCCGGCTTCAAAAGTAGAAATTGTCGGTGGTCCTTTACGCTTAACCGGTACATATCTTGATATAAATCGCGTGGCATCATCTGCTAGTGGTATTAGCTGGTATTCTCAAGGAGTTAATGCTTGGACTAATTACATGGCGCCATCTGGATCGGGTATGGGACCAAAAGGGAACTTAACGGCACCAGTTGGTAACTTTGTTAATGCTTGGGCTTTAAGAAGTTTCATTGAAAATGTTGCTGGATATGGTTGGACCTTTGAATCTGCGGCTTTAAATTCAACTACTCCAGCAGTGAAGTTTGAAATTCGTTCAAGCGACGGAACTTTCCATGCTTATGGTAATGGAATAATTGATGGAAGTGTTGGGATTGGGACAACTAATCCACGAGAGAAGCTTGATTTATCGGGCGGACAAATTACAGTTGATAGGGGTCGAGGGTACTACTGGTATAACAGTGCAGCTTATGATGGTGCAATTATAAA